GCTAATATGTAGCCAAGCTAATAAAAAGTTTAGCCAACCATTTCTTACCTAGGATTAAAAATGTCGATTTGTCCAATTGACAAATCGAATGGGGATTGAAAGGGGGTGGGGGTATGGAGCCGACGAAATCCGGATATGTCATGATGGCAGCTGCTGTGCTGCTGAACTCAATAACGTTAGCCATTTTAGTAGTGTCCCGATTCCTTGGATGATGACCGGGAGCGCAGCGATAAACGCAAACAGCAGACTGAGCAAGGCAATCCAGTTGTCTGCGAACCACTTCCGCCGGGCCTCGCGCTTGGAGAGCTTTTCGTGTTCGCGATACCGGGCGACGTATTTCTGGACTTTTTCGTTCTTGCGCGAACCAGATAGCCGGGAGCCGTCAAGACTGGAAACGAGGTCTTCCTTGTTTTCGATATGCGGAGCGGGCGGAACAAACCGTTTATTCAAACAAAACACCTTCCTTTTCTGCCGATTATATCACGGCGGCGAGCGGGAGGGAAGAAAAATCAAAGCGAGGTGAGCAAAATGCCGGAAGAACAGAAGCGGCAGGCGGAGAAGATTTCCGCTGAAATGAACAAGCTGACGCCGGAGGCACGCGAAAAAGTGCTGATCTTCGTGCAGGGCATGACGGCCATGCTGGATACGCCGAAGAAGCAGCCGAAGGAGGCCGTCTGATGGTAATCGACGACGATCTGCGGCAGACGCTCGAAAAGCAGCTGGAATTGTTGGCCGAGCGCAGCCAGAGGCAGGAAACCACAAACGAGGATCTTGCAAAGCTGACGGAGCAGATGATCTGCATCGTGAGCTTGCTGGAAGAAACACCGTAAACGAAAAGGAGGATTTACCATGAATTACATCAACAACCCGAATGATATGTGCTGCTGCTCGTTCGATCGCGGAGACTTTATCCGCGTGGAGAAAAGAACTGTGCTCGTCGACATTATGGGAACTAAGGTATGCGAACTCGGCGATATCACGCCCGGCCATAGCTACGACTGCGAAGTGCGCTGGGCGCTGGTAAAGAGCTACATCGTCATCGCGTATTACCCCACGGAGGCCGCAGCGCGCGCCGCGTACAACGACCTGGTCGCCGATCTTGCGGTGAAGGAAACCGTGGTTTCGGTACGGGAGGGCTGAGACATGGGAAGAACCGCAACGCTGACCGCGGCGGAGGCGGTGGAACGCCTCCGGGCCGCCGGAATGAAAATCAATCCCGCAACGCTTCGCGCTGCGCTGCTGGCCGGGGCTTTTCCATTCGGAACCGCCGTAGTGGCAAACAAAGAAGTGGTCTGCTGGGTCTTCCCGCGCAAGCTGGAAGAGTGGATTAAAGAAAATCTTGCGCCAGAGGAAGCACCATGAGAAAAGCCAAAACCACACGGAATTCCCGGCGGACGTTGAGGTGAAGTCATGAAGATCAAGGAGCTTTTGAGCCTTTTCCGCCTGACGTGCGACGTGCGGGTGGTATACCTGATGCGCGCAAGCGAACAGCCGCAAATTCCGAACAGCAGCCTCGGCTATACGGGGAGCCTTTATCTTCCGGAGAAGACGAGACAGCAGACGCTGACAAGCCTGAAAGATCTCAGCGTATTTGAGGATGGAGAGGTATCTGAATTCTGGGTCAACGGCGGCACGCTGATGATCCGGGAGGCGGGAGGCTGACCCATGGGGAAGGAAAAGACCTACACCCTCACATTGAGCGGGCAGGAGCTGCATGATCTGATCGAGGCGGCGCTGGTCTGCGAGTGCCAGGCGGCGCAGATCATCGGCGGGCTGAAGCGCAAGGGGATGGACATGGACGCGCAGAAGCTCATTACACAAAACGCCCGTCTGGCGCGGCTCGTCAGGCGGATGCAGGAAGCGAAGGAGGATAAGCGGAGTGGTTAAGCTGATGCTTACAGCTGAGCAATGGGTCAACTTGAAATTTGTGGTGGAAATGGCGTCGATCAGAGCCAACCTTGCGGCGACCGAGCATGAAAGACGCGCTGCAACGGCAACCGGAGAAAGAAGGCCGCCTGCTGTATATCTCGCGGAAAGCTACAGAAAAGAGGCCGAAATGTGTGAACGCATGGAGGCGCTGGTAAAATCGGCGGAATTTGTGCCGGAGACGAAGGAGGATAAGCAGAATGCGGAAACTGATTCTCAGCGGAGACGATTGGTTTGAGCTGAAGCACACGCTGGAGCTGCTTGTGATCGTAACCAACAATGCGGCTAATGAGCACGAGAACATGGCCGCGCACGAGGTGTATGAGGAGCTTGCCGAACGTGCCGCGAACCTCGCGAAGCGCGACCGGGAAAGGCTGGAGATATACAGGAGGCTTTTTGAACTGGTAGAATCGGCAGAACGTCTGCCGGATACGAAGGAGGCAAAGAAACCATGTACAGATTGATCTTAAGCGCGACTGAGTTGGAGGTGATCGAGTGCGCACTCCGCTGCACGGAATGCGAAGACCGCCGGAGGGCGGAAAGGCTCGAAGCGCGGTTCGGAGGCTGGGGCAATGCAGAAATGCGCAACCTAATTGAAACCTACAGGCAGGACGCTGAAGATGAGAGACGCCTCGCGGATACGATCTTTGAGCGGGCGGAAATGCTGGACACGAAGGAGGAAACCACATGAGAACCAATCTTGCAGAGCGGCTCGGGTATGAGCCGGAGGAATCGACCGAGGAGCGGCAGGCGCGGATCCGGGAGGCATACCAGATGCGCAAGGCCATGCGGCGTCTGGCGCGGCTTGGGTGCTGCTGGCTGTCGGGCGTGGCGTTCGCGCTGTGCATCATTGCGGGCTGCGCCCACGCGGCGGTGCAGTGCAAG